GTATTGAGTACCGTGTACATGACCTAAGCCATTTGTTCTTGTTACTGATGCCATTTTTTTTCTCCTTTTTATCGTTAAATGACACACTTCGCTCCGAAGTGTATATGCAAGTATTTATAAGGTTTTGGTATTAATTGTGTGGTAATATATTATTTACGGCTCTTTTTGGCTCTAGATTGCAGTGCTTTTAACACACTCACATAAGAAGGGCCTGCTTTCACAATATCGTCAATTAATTGTATTGCTGGCAGATATGCCTGCACAATTGAAGAAGGTATTGATTTGCCTGACAGTGCTGAATCTATAAAACGTTTCACTGCCACTAGATTTTTGCCACCCATGATGTATCTGTACAGTGCAAGGTCTCTGCCTTGAGTACTCACATCTGGCACACTCACTTTAGGTTCAGCATCATCCACTCTGCCTGTTTCAAGATTTCTATCTGAGGCTAATTTTTCTAGATGTTCTATGCTGTCTGAACTTCTCAATTTGGCTCTTGCGGCATGAAGCAGTCTTGTCACAAGGTTTTGTTTGTCACGTGTAGACAGTGTGTTGAATTGAAACAAACTTCTTCTGATTGTTTTGTAATCTGTGTTTCTTATGTTGAGTCCTGATTCTATGTTCAAGAACACCTGCATGATACTGGGTGCAATCAATCCTTGTTGCAGTGCTGACAAATATCTATTGAATGCCATTGTGGGGAATCTGCTTTTCTTCCTCATTGCTTTGGCACTGTCTGGATCTTTCAGTTTGTCCAGTGCTTCATCGTCACCTGTCACAAAATACACAAAATTGTACAAATCTGTTGAATACATTCTAAATCTATCATAGTTTGAATGTTTTGTTTCTCTGGAATATTTGGAAGCCAACTGTCTGTATGTGGGATATTGATTTAATAGTTGCATGATCAACAATGTCAAATACAATCTTTCAGCACAATCTGTGAAGGTAAGGATCTTCTGGTCCTTTGAATCACGAGTCATACGTGCTTCAAACAATGAACTTAAAAAGTCCAATTGATTAGTAGTTGCTAGGTTCTGCTTTGTCGATTCCATATGTAGACACAAATAGTTGTACCATGTCATCTGCTTGTAAATATTTTTCAAGTGTTTGACTTTGTTGAAGATCTTTTGTAAACTGTGATTTCACCTGAGGTTTTACTGTGGGTGCAGTTAACAATCTTCTCAACAGTGTGGCTTGCTTAAATGTAACTTTAAATTTTTTGCCATCATCTGTTGTCACTGTGTCCAATGGATTTGGATTGCCTTGACTGTCCAATATTTTCCCCAATTGATTGAATATAGAATCCTGTTTGAATTCTCTATCCATTCCTGAATTTGGATCATCTGCTGGATCTATGTCTTTAAACTCTTTTATAAATTCTTTTGCTTTCATGTTGTTCTCCTTATCTATTTATCGCTCTGTTGGCTTTACTGAAGCCAGAACGTTTCACTAATTTAATATTACCTTCAGGTGAACCCAACACATAGCCTTCACCGCCTGGTTTGCCATTGATTGTTGCTGTGATATCTCCTTGAGCCTGATCCAATTGATTGATGATTGAATCTTTAACTTTCATTATTCCGCCAACCAAAAACCATAGTTTGCTGAATGCTTGTACGTTTGCTTTTACATATTCTTTAATTTTGATTCTTTTGGGTTGACTCACAGCACTTGCCGCCAACCATTTAAGAAAATCATCTCCTAATCTGTTTAATCCTGTGTCCACTTTGCTGTTGGTATAAGTGTACAAAATATTAGGTAAATCTGTTAATTTCATTTCTGCTATTTTATTTTTGTTCAACAGGGTGTCTATTTCTGCTCCACTGTTGTTCACTATTGATTTCAATTGATCTACACCTTTAACTTGAATAGGATCTTTTTTATTCAGTGTTGTGGGTGGTATTGCCAACACACTGCCTTGAATAATATCTAAATCTTTAATGGGTAATATTTTTCCGTCCTCAGACAATGTGTGATGCACAACAACTCCTACGGTGCTGTTGCCAATTTTTTGTCCTATGTCGCTTGTAGAGTCCACAGCATATTCTACCACATTGGGTTTGAATACAAAATTGTTTCCTGCTTTTTTAGGAGTTTGAAAAAATAACATGTCTCCAACAAAATAACCTTGAAAGTTTTCAGGCACTGCTTGTTGCATAACATCAAACACTGAAGCCATTTTAGAAGCATACTGTGCCTGTGCTTTTCTTTTTGCAGGATCTTTTCCTCTGCCCATGATAGCACTTTTTAAATCTGCTGAGTTGGTTGCTCTCCCATCATAACCTTTTGCTACAAAACCTGACTTGTCTGTAAAAATAAATTCACCATTAGGATTTCTTCCAAACACCACAGCAGGTGAACCATCCCATTTGATTGTCAATGACTGTGTGCTTTGACTTAATGATTGTAATTGTTCTATTGCTCTGATGGCTCCTTTAGAACCTTCCCAGAAAATTAAATCTTCTGCGTGTTGTATTCTTGATTCTTTAAGAATCAAATTCTTTTTGTCTACCTGTTTAAATTCTACCAGTCTCATATTTTTATTTTGTTTAATAATGTTCTGTACCAACCAATTGGATCATGTATACTCTCTGGCAACGTTTTGCCCATCTTGGCAAATGAATCTTTTACGTCTGCTACCAACGTATCATAATCTGATCTGTCTTTTATTTTTGCATGAATAGTTTCCACAGTGTTTAAATCATTTGCTGTTGCACCTTTGCCCAACAACAGTTCAGCAATCTTGTTAGGATCTTTTGTGATAGGTTCGTTGGTGTCTCTTGCTAATAGTCCTGCTTTGTGACTCCATTTGTATCCAAGTGGTTTGGCAATTGATGACATCATCACGTGTCTGTCTGCCCCTTTGTATGGTGATCCAGGCTCGCCACCTTGAAGACTCCATCTCATCCATTCAGGATCTCCAAACATCAAATCTGATTGAACGTATCCGTTTTTTGCACTGCCTCTGATGGGAGTTTTAAAATGCACACTGATGCCACTTTTCTTTACCCACAGTTTAGGATCTTGTTTGTTTTGTATAGCCCATTGATTCAATTTGTCTGCCAGTTGATCTTTTGAAATCTTATTTTGATCTACTGCAACATCCAAGTCACCAGATGTAGGTGCTTTGCCTGTTGTGCCCAACATGTTAGTTTGTAAATCTAATCCTGTAATTTTTTCTAACCAGGCAAGTGTGGGAGCCACATCTGCTTGATTAATTCGTTGAGTGGCTAATTGTCCATTAGGATCTTTGAATACATTGCCGCCTTCTTTAAGAATCATTTGACTTTTTGCTTTCAATTATCTTTTTTACACCCACTTGAAACTTTTTTGCTTCTCTGTTGCGAATACTGTTTAAAAAACGTCTTTCAAGTTCCTGTGCTTGTTCTTCAGGATAATTTTCACTTATTGTTTGTAGTAAATTCACAGCACTTTCAATGATGTTGGATCCTGTAGTTTCAATAAATGCTTCAGCATCATCAACTCTACCGATGTTTCTCAACTCATCTAATATGCTTCTGGTACGTTTTTTCATAATTTTTTGCCTACTTTTTATTATTTACCGATTAAATCATAATAATAATGTATGTAGCGATAGTATAGCAGTTGTATTTTTGGTTGTCAATCTATAAATTTTTGCCTATAATACATAGATAAATACACACATAATGACACAGTTTTTTACAATGGTTGCAGAATTAGGGCTCCCAATTGCCGCCACAGTGGGCATGGGAGTGTTCATACTGTTCATAATCAAGTACATCTTGAACGGCATAGTGAACTCTATCAAGTTTATTGAAAGTGTGATATCACAGTTGGACAACAGGATTAAAACCATGAACAATGACATATTGAAAATTGATCAGGAAGTATCTGAAAAACTGGGCATTCCAATAGACACAGACAGAGTTGCTAGAGCAGATGGTAAAACAGATGCCCGAAAGGATTAATGGATATTGTTGCTCTGATAAATGATTATGGATTTCCTACTGTTGCTGTGTTCTTTCTAGCATACTTCATCTACTTCCTTTGGAAATTTATTACAACGCAAATCACTCCTAAATTGAATTCAACATCAGCCACATTGATCAAACTGATAGACAGAGTGCGTATGTTGGATAATGATCTTATAAGATTGAGAACCAAAGTAAAAACTTTTAAGAAGAAGTAATAGTATAAACTTTAATAGATTCTGTTTTACCTTTTACAGTGATGCTGTCTATGTATTCAAAACGATACATGGTTTCAATTGTGTGTCTTGTGTCTTCACCAATCACAATAGTTTTTTTCAATGTTTTACTAGAACTTTCTAATCTTGATGCTAGGTTCACTGCATCACCAATCACAGAATAATCAAACCTTTGTTCTGATCCCATGTTGCCTACCAATGCATCACCAGTGTTAATTCCAATTCCTATATTGATTTGAGGCAGTCCTTCTGCTTGTAGTTGTACATTTAATTCTGCCAGTGCTATTGTCATTTGTATTGCACTCTTGACTGCCAACTCTCTGTGCTTTTTGTTTTCAATAGGTGCGTTCCAGAATGCCATGATGCAGTCGCCCATAAACTTGTCTATGGTTCCACCATTTGAGATTATAACATCTGTCATGCGTGTTAAGAATCTGTTGATCAGTTTGGTCAGTCCTTCAGGATTGCCTTTGTACTGTTCGCTGATAGGAGTGAAGCCTCTGATGTCACAGAATAGGAATGTCATGTTTCTTGTTTCACCACCCAGTTTCAACAATGAAGGATCCTTCTGTAGTTTCTTCACCATGCCAGGATCCAAGTAGTGTTCAAACTGTTTCTTGATCTGTTGTCTTAATCTGCTCTGTGTGGCAAAGTTGTTGTACACAGAATGAGACCAAATCAAAAACACAGACAACATGATCCATGATGGGTCTATCAAAAATCCTTTGTTTGCATATGCCATGAATGCTCCGTAAGCCACTCCAGTCTCAACAAACAACAACAATGGCACAGCCAACAACACACTGGTTCTTGGTATCACGATGATCAACAGCAACAACAGAAATGCCATGAACATGATCTCATGTGTGTCTGCTTGTGGTGTACGCAACAAAAATTTTGCTGTCAACAGTGTGTCCAATGCCTGAGCACTTATGTTTTGATCTGTTGTCAATCCGTGTGGTGTGTATTTCAACACACTCAATCCTGCGGCATCTAAACCAACAATGATCACT